AATGAGCGCTACAAAGCGTTTCTCGAGAACACCAATGGTGTCGGTTTCGTGTCTCTGTACGAGTTCGAACGCACTTCCTACACGTCCATCCCATCACGGTCTCTGAGACTGAAGACTGTTGATGAGGTGGGTCAACATGCGGTTAACAAACTGCTCAACCTGTCGTCGATATTTATCGGCTCCCGATTCAAGACGACTAAATAAGGAGACATACATGTCTTTTGCACCTGCATCGCCCGTGACTGGCGCGGCCGTAGCTGGACTTACCAGCCCGACCTATACCTTGACCACTGACGTGGCCCCTAGCATTAATGGCAAACAGTTCGCCATTACTGCTTTGGGTGGCACACAGACTGGAGTCGATATCAATTCGGTCTCTAAACCGTTTTCGATCTCGTTCTTCCGACCTGTTAAGCTCTCGGTTTTGCCGCAAGCGAACCCCATTACCGGCGTCATCAAAAACGTCCCCAACAACACGTATAAGCTCATCACCCGTAAGGGTGCCGCGCCTGCTGTCAACCAGAACAACATCACAATGCGTATTAGCACTGTGATTGAGGTTCCGGCTGGCTGCGACACGTATGAGTCGGAAGAAATCCGGGCTATGATCAGCGCACACTTTGGTGTGGGCTGGGCACAAGCTTCGGGTATCGCCGATACTGTTATTTCGGGCATCATCTAACCAAGGCGTTGCACCCTGCAAGGGTGCACTGACTACGGTCAGATGCGCTCATTAGGAGATATTCTATGAGTAGACGCAAGGTACACGAGGGTAAGCTTGATGCTTTCTTCACGGTACTGACAGAGGAGTTGAAAGATGCCCGACCTAGAAGCGAAGAATCTTGCTTCGCGGTTGAGCGCCTGGTGCAGAGATCTCGCAAGAGAGCTCGATACATCCGGGGACGTCTCGCTGAAGAAGCTCGCCTCAATTTTGTTGAGACGAACTCTTCAGTTGGCGCTCATGTTCTTAGCTTGGGAGCTGACGACGTTGCAAACGCAAAGCACTTTATTACAGTGGTGCTTGAGCGTTATACACGACGCTTTGTTCCCGAACTGATACAGGAGACTTTAGACATACCCACGTTGGTCGATTTTTGGCGGTTTGGGCCGGGGTCCAGTAATGGCGTTTTATGGCCTGACGGGACCCCTATGACTCATACCGTCGATAAACTTAATCAACCAATGACGTGCACCGCCGTTTGTGAACCACTCGTTAAGTCGCTACGCCGCTGTAATCTTTACCTCTCGGCCCATGATGGCCAAACTGGAGGTGGTACATGCGTAGTGAGTGGTTCGCGACTGTCAACGGTTCCTAAAAATGAGGATACGGTACGTACAATTGCAATTGAACCTTCGGGAACATGGCACTTCAGTTAGCTGCCGGTGTTTATCTCGAAGGCGCGTTGCGCGCAATCGGGCTAGATATCAGGCACCAACAGTTCAAAAACAAACTAATGGCGCAGCAGGGCTCGATCGATGGAAGTTTCGCAACCATTGATCTTAAATCAGCCTCTGACATGATATCTATTGCGCTCGTACGTGAGCTCGTCCCAGATATCTGGTTCCAACTGTTGATGACTATCCGTTCTCCAAGGATTAGGATAAAACAGCTGGACCTGGATATGGATCTGAATATGATTTCAACTATGGGGAACGGTTTTACTTTCCCCTTGATGACACTCATTATCATTTCCTTAATCTACGCTGTACGTTGTCGCATTCCATCCTCCCCTTATCTTTACATGGATTGGGGGAAGACTTGTGTGTTTGGTGATGATATAATCATACCAACGCATGAGTACGACGACGTTTGCGAAGTTCTGGTACGTGCAGGTCTTCTCGTGAATCACGAAAAGTCTTACCGTAGTGGCCCATTCCGTGAGTCGTGTGGTGGTGATTATTACAAAGGTGTAGATGTTACGCCTTTCTATGTAAAACACCTATACGACGACCGGGCCGTCTATGTCGCCATCAATCAGTGTCTTGAATGGTCTGCTAAAACAGGAGTCCTGCTCCAGCGGTCTATTCGCCTACTGATGACGTTCCTAGTCGGAAAAGCCAGACTCATACCCGAATGGCACGGTCCCGATGAAGGGATCTTGACATCCGGGTGCCCCAAAAACTACAAGTATCTTAAGACCATCGTTCCTCGTTTCGAGTTCAGGGGCAACCCTTTATTCGAGATGATGCTCGTGGCTGGCGGGTACTTGGAGTCTGGGTATAGTGGCAAATTGTTTTACGCGCCTCGTCCGTTTAAAACGAAAGCGCGTGTTCGCCACAAGAGTCTTCCGAGAGGTTGGCTCACAGGTGCGGAC